CAACTGTTCTTGATACTGCAGGAAAAAAGAATCCTCCTGATATATCTATTCCTGCACTTGTATTTACTACATCTCCTACAACATCAGAGTTATTTTTCTTTACGTATAATTTAGAATTTTTAACAAACCATCCTATTACATCTCCATCAGCAAATGTACCATAACTTGTATTAGTAGATGTTTCTACAAAAAATTGTCCACTACTATAACCTCTCCACATAAAAGAACCAGAACGAGAATGTATTTGACCTGCCATACATTGATTATGTCTATCTTCATTTACTATACCTAATGTTAAAGCACCACTTCCTGTAGATGTTGCTACTGTTTCAAAGTAATAACCATCTGTATCTGAAATAACTCCACCTACTGTTCCTGTAGTTCTTGGGTCTGCACCTGTCATAACTGCATTTGTATTACCTACAGTTAATGATGTACTACCTCCAGAACCTACATTTAAAGGATTCCATACTCCAAAATTTCCACTACTTGCCATATCTATTTAACTCCCAAATGTTGGACTATCAAGAACTTGATGGTCTGGACCCATGTTATTTGCTGTAAAATCATTATTGTTTCCTGAACTATCATTACCTAAATCTCCTGAATTTTCAAATTTAAGATGAAAACCATTCGTACCAAATGTAGTTCCACTTGGGTCTTTTGGAATCCACACACCATTCTTACTTTCTGCAAACTGAGTAGGTGCATAAGATTGTCCATCACAATGTATAACCTCTGCCATGTAACCACCAAAGTATTGACTTGTATCACCATAATATCCTATAATCATAGGATAACCAGAATAATTTATTAAAGTATCATAGTTTAAAGTAGAAGCAGTATATTCATTAATATCAGTAAATTGAGTTCCATTATGATATAATCTAGTTCTATCTGCACTTGATGATTGTGTCATATCTACTCTAAGAACTAAATGCATCCAACTGCTAACATCTCTTTGCAACGCAACAGTACCTCTATTAAAACGAAATGCACCACTTGCATATTCATAAACACGAGTATCGTCAGTACTAGAAAATCTTAGGTTAAATTCATTTCCACTACTATATGTACCCATAAGAGCATCATCTTCTCCTAATGTAGTTTTTTTAATCCAAGCACTAAAAGTCCAAGTTTTTCTATTACCAGTAGAACTAACTGACCTTGATAAATAAGAACTACTAGGAGAATCAAACCTAGCTGACTGTTCTATCTGATGGTCATAAAATCCACTACCACCTGCACTTGCTGCTGCTGCTGCAGCTCCCATTAAATTATTTTGAAATATTCCCATTATGCGTATGCCTGTGAAATTACCATTTGTATATCTCCACCAACTCCATCACTAGATGCTGATACTACAATATAATCTAATCTATCTACTCCACCATTAGCTGCTGTCATGGTTGGGTCTGTACCACCTATAAATTTAAAATCTGCGTTATATGCCATTGTACCACTTCCTCCACTCTGTGTCAAGAAAATACTTCCTGTTTGTCCTGTTCTACATCCTATAGGTTTAGCTAGTGTATGTGCTGCTGTAACTGTTGTACTAAAGTTTTGTGCATTACCAAAGTTTAATGATACTGAAGCTACACCATTAATAGCTGTAGCACAAACAACTGCTGCTGCACTTTTAGTTAATTGTAATTGTCCTTCTAATGAAGTATTGCCTGATACTCTTACTGTACCTAAGAAACCTGTATTGCCTGTTATTGTAGCTGTACCTGTTATATGAGCTGTTCCTTCTAATGAAGTTGCTCCAGATACTCTTACAGTTCCTAAAAATCCTGAGTTACCTGTTATAGTAGTTGCACCTGTTACTTTAAGTGTACCTACTAATTGTGAATTACCTGATACACAAACATCACCATCTAATTCAGTTTTACCACCTACAACTAAAGCACCTTCTAAACTTGTTGCACCACTAACTCTTACTGTACCTAAGAAACCTGCATTACCTGTTATTGTAGCTGTACTTAAAAGATTAACTGCACCACCTACTGATACTGCTCCACCAACAGACATTGCTCCTGATACTGTTACAGTAGATTCAAACTTTGTAGCATCACCAAATGTCTTATTAGTAAAAGTTTGTGTTGCTGCTATACCTGCTAATGTATCTGCAGTTGCAGGTAATAATAAATCTATATTACCAGAGAAAGCTGAATGTGGTGGAGCTTTTAGTGCAGCATAATGTGCGTTACCTGACTCACAATACATTCTAAGTTCTGATTGTGAACCACCATTTTTTAAATCTATAATACCACCACCAACACTTACTGTGCCACCTATAATAGCATTACCAGAAACTGACACATCATCTTTAAAATGTGAATAACCTGTAACACTTAATGTAGAACCAAGTTGTACTGCTCCTGCAATCGTTACATGTCCTCCTACATTTATATCTCCTGATACAGAAACATCACCTTTAATAGTAACTGTAGAGTTAAAATTTGCAGCACCATTGACACTAAGTGTACTTTGTAAATGTGTAGCACCTACAACTGTAGTAGTTCCACTTACATATAAATTACCACCTATAGTAGCATTTGAAACTGATATATTACCTTGAACAACAGCAGTAATATTACTTAAATTAGAACCATCTCCATAAAAAGCTGAAGCACATACTTTAGCATTAGCTGCTTGTACATTTGTTCCACCTATTGTTACTGTTCCACCTATAGATACATTACTAGCTATTGTTGCTGTACCACCAATATTTATATCTCCTGATACAGAAACATCACCTTCAAACTCAGCTTTACCAGTTATATTAGATGTACCACCTATAGAAGTATTACCTGCTACATCAAGTGTACTACCTAATGATACAGCACCTGCAATAGTAGCATGTCCTCCTATATTCATATCACCTGATACTGAAACATCACTTTTAAATGTAGCAGCTCCTACAACTGAAACTGTTCCTCCAATTATAGCATTATCTACAGAAATATTACCTGTAATAGGTATACCTGTAATGTTTGTACCATCACCATAGAAAGCACTAGCACATACTTTAGAGCTAACATGTACGTCACCTTTTACAGTTACGTTACCTCCTATACTTACATTACCTCCAACATCTAATGTACCACCTACAGATGTATTACCTGAAACTCTAACAGCTCCTAAGAAACCTGCTGTGCCTGATACAGTTGCTGTGCTTAACAGATTAACAGCACCACCTACAGATAATGTACCACCTATAGTTGCATTACCTACAAGAACTGAATCACCACTAATACAAACATCATCATTAAAATCTACCTTATCACCAAATGTTTTATTTGTTAATGTATCAGTAGTAGATGTACCAACTAATGTTGCTGCACTTGTTGGAAGTGTTATTGTTATATTGCCACTAAAAGAACTATGTGGTGGAGCTTGTAAAGCTGCATAATGTGCATTAGAAGATTCACAATATAGTTTTATATTAGATTGTGTACCTGTATTTTTAATTACAACTTCACCACCAGATACCATTACATTACCTGTAATAGTTGTGTTACCTGCTACATTTAATGTACCACCTATTGTAACATTACCACCAACAACAAGACTAGATACTGATACATCACCAGTAAATACTAAGCCTGTAAGATTAGAACCATCACCATAATATGCAGATGCACAAACTTTATTTGCTATTGCTAAATTACCTGCTACAGAAGCATCACCTGATACTCCAAAGGTTTGTCCTACAAATAAAGTACCATCTACTTGAGCAGCACTAGTAGCTAATTTTAAAGCTGTGTTAGTTCCATCTCCTGTTTGTACGTTTGTTAATGTACCTGATATACCTTCATTACCAGAACTACTAACTTGTATTAATTTTTTATATGTCGCATTAATTAAACTGTTTGTTAAATCACTCATACTGTACCCCATTTTCTAGTGTTTAGTTCTGGAATATCATTCCAAGTAATATTAGCTGCTTCCCAAGTTATATTTCTACCATATACATCAGGTCTTGCATTAGGAACTATTGTATCATCTCTTACATCAGCAGATTTATTTTGTGGATGATTTTTTAAATCATAATTACCTTCAAAACATTGAGGACATATTAACATATCATAACTATTTAAACGCATTACTTTTTTATCATAAACAAAAGAACATGTATCACACATTGCTTTTGCTTTTCTAGCTGTCTTAGACATTAAACATATCCTATTTTAGGTTTAAAATAAATACTTGCTCTTTCTTTATCTTCTTCCATTGCTCTTTTAAATGTTTCTTCATAACTTGATTTTAACATAGCAACTCTTGCATCAGTAACTCCTGGTCTTTTTTGTGCTAATTGATGTGCAAGTCCATATGTTAAACAAGGTAAAAATCTTTTTGGTATATCTGCATTTTGTTCTGCAGATTTATTTACATCTTGTAATTGTCTTATTGCTTCTATTGTTAATATCTCTGTACTTGAATTAGGTACAGGATATAAAAATACTGTTGGTTTATCTACATTTCTTTTAATAGCAAATTGTGTTGGTCTACCTGTTTGTGATTTATTAGGTAATACATTATACTCTTCAAAAGATATTCTTGTTAGTTGTGTTTCTGTTGCTGCTATACTAGCTTTAACTGTAATAACTAAAGCATCATTTACTGAATCATCTAAATCATAAGAGGTAACACTTGTTGCTACTGTTACTGCTGTAGTAAATGTTGACCATAATAATACACCTCTATTTTGCCAATCATTTAATAATAAATTTATAGACCTTCTAGCTGACTGAGGAGTATGACCAAGTGTTTGTTCTCCACCTATCATTTCAGTAGCTTCTTGAATTACTTCATCTATATCTAGATTAAAATTATATGTTCCTGACCTAGCCATATTTTTTATGTTTTTCCTTTAATTGTTTTTTTGCTGCTTTTGCTAATCTTGATTGTTCACTTTTATTTTGTACTTTAGCTCTTTGTTCTAATACAGTTAGTATTTGTATTTTTCTAGCATAAGGTTTATTAATTCTTTTAACTTTAGCTATTGTTT